GTGGTAGAAACTCTGCACATTTATTAGGAAAAGCAGTAGATGTTGCATGTCATGGAGCTAAAGCATACAAATTAATTAAGTTAGCTATGAAACATGGCTTTACTGGTATAGGTATACGACAACATGGGCAACATGATAAGAGATTTGTACATTTAGATACAGTAAAAAGCAATAATGCACAGCCTAGACCTTGGGTATGGAGCTATAAATAAGTCTTTCTTTAGGGTACTAAGGTATACCAATGTATCTTAAAGGGCACTCCTGCCTCACTACAGAGCTAAAATATTTTAAAACAAAGGAATAAATCATGAAAATAGGACAAGTAGCAGTATGGTTGCCAATAGCATTAACTGTAGTTGGTGCAAGTTATGGTATGATAAACTTTGTTAATAATCTTAGTGGTGTAACCACAACTACTGAAAGAGAACTAGCTATACTTAAAGAAAGAGTAAACTCTATTGATAATAAATATACTATAGAAGTAAAAAATATTAATGAGAAATATAATACTGCTAGAGAAGAACTTGTTGTAGAGATTACACAAGTAATAGAAAGAGTAGCATTGATGGAGGGTATTGTAAGATCTTCAGAACAACAGTACTATACCCTTAAAGATACACTACAAGATCAGAAGCATGATATACAGGAGCTAAATAGATTACTTAATGGAGGGTACTAATGATTCGTTGGATAGTCTTACTATGTCTATTCTCTTTACCTGCTCATGCTATTAATGAATACCTTAATGACTCTGGTAATCATTGTAGTAGTGGGTCAGCAGAACCTTATATAGAGCTACGTAAGGGACAATCAGATAATACTTATCCCTATTCTTATACTAACAACTATGAAGGAGAATCAGAAAATTATGCTATAGGATTTAGATTTAGATTTCAATTAGGATCTAGCTGTACTAAAGAATATAAAAAGATAATGCAACAAAACATGGATTTAAAACAAGAGTTAGAATTATTAAAACTTTGTTCTCGTTATAGAGATTTAGATTTAGGTCCTAGCTTTGCTACTGTAGCACAGAAATGTAAAGATGTACGTAAGAAAGAAGCTATAGAATAGTTTAAGAAAAATCACATTGTTTTAAAAGTTCTGTAACTTTATCTTTACCTAGTATTTGAAAAGACAATATAATATTTTTTTCTAAATCTTCTAAACTCATATCTAATTCTTTATCAGACTTGTTTCCTCTTACTCTTGATAAAAGTTCTAATGCTTTAATAGCACTATTGGTATGACCATTAGCTTTAGCAAATGTATATTGACTTTCTATTTCAGAAACTACATCTACATCTGTTTCTAATTCTTTTTCTAAATCTTCTATACGTTCTTTGACTTCATCACTTTGTAGTAATCTATAGCCTTGATTGTAAGCAGATGATTTAGAATATCCTGCAGCCCTTGCAGCTTCTGTTGCATTCCTGTGTAATATATAAGACTGTGCAAACTTTTCTTGTTTATCATTTAATGCCATTATATTTCTTGTTCTCTTTCTAGTCTCCAGATATTCTCTTGTTTATCTTCATTTAAATCTGGATTAACATTAGGTGTTATCTTCCATAAGTTATCTCTACGATCTGTTACGTCACATCCTCCATCAACAATTTCAATATCTTCAGGTTTATCTTTATCAAAGTCTATAATGTTATCGTAGTAAGGACCTACTTGAGTTTGAAATGTATATGATAACATACGTTCACAGTTTTCTAAACTTAAATCTTTAGAGTAAGGTGCACTCTCAAATGTAGTACATTCTCCTTGAAAACAAATAAGAAGCATAGCTACATGAAATATTTCAGGCATATTATTATTCCTTTTTTATTTTAAATTTATCATAACTTCTAGCACCTGTATATCCAAGATAACCTACACCAAATAATGTAATAATAGATTCAGGTATAGCTGAAAGCCATCCATTAAAACCTTCTATTAAACGTAAAGATAATTCAGGATTATAAGCATGAATTAAAGCCATTGGAATTGATGTTAATATTAATAAGTATACTACATAAAGAAAAGTAGGTCTTGCTCTTGATGTCCATGGATCTTTTGATTGAGCTTCAGCAAGTATAGCTGATAGTTGTTGTTCAACTTCTTTTAATTTTCCTTCTTGAGCTTGTTGTATTAGCTGTATTTTTGCAGCTTCTCTAGCTTTAGGGTCAGGAATAACTCTATCTATTATCTCTCCTACTACAGGTAATAATTGTGTTATTATATTAAGCATCTTCCTTTGTCCTTTCTCTAAGTAATACTGGCATTGATTTTAACTCTTGATACTGAGCTACTATATATATTCTTAAATGCTTATAATTTTTTAACCATAATTTATTTATAAACTCTATCCAAACTTTAGGTTCAAAAAGAGATATGTGTACATTAGTACCATCTTTAAAATGTTTTAATGCAGGATAACAAGCTATATTAAGATATACACTTTCTTTAGCTAAAGAAAATATATCATTAATAAACCATGTTAAATCTTCTTCAGGTACATGTTCGATAACATCTGTACTAATAACTAAATCATATTTATCTTCAGGATACTTTGAATGTTCTGCATACGCTGGGTCATAACACCTATGTGATTCTAAATTCCAAAGTTCTTGTAAAGGTTTATCTAATTCAGGTTTTACTATTTTAAAATCTTTACTATATAAATAACCTTTACCTGCACCATAATCTAAAAGAGTTTTAACTTTAGTTTCTTTTATTATATCTCCAATAGTATCAATATGATTACATAAACTTATACCTTTAAATTTATTTTCATTATGTAATTCTTTATATTGTTCAATTAGTTTTAAAGACCTTGGAGAAGGACTGTCTTTTGTATATTTATTATTTATATTAATCATTATATTCTTTTCTAAAATCTAATAAGTTATTTTTTTCTTGTGCTATTTTCCACAACTCAGCTACTAAAGTATTTTCTCCATGAAAAGTAAACAACATTCCTAATTGCATTTCACCAAAAGTTCTTTCACAATCTTGTGCCATAGCTAAGAGTTCTCCTGTAGTCCAAAAAGTTTTATCATTTACATTAACTTTAAAATATTTTGGTTGAGGTTTCTCATCTTCAGCACCTGTTGTTTTTTTCTGTTCTTCTTTAGAAGGCTCTTCCATACTACAATCAAAGCCAAAGAAATGTATGTTTCTAAAACCAAGTGTGTGTAGTATCCCAATACTTCTCATAGCTGCACAAGTACCTCCAACAATTAAGGTAGCTCCTTCAGGAAGACCTAATTCTTTTACAATAGAAACTTGATTATTTTTAACACCTGCATTACGTTCTTTTTCTTCTCGTAATGATTCTGTAAAAGCATGCCAACCCCATATGTTATCTGTTTGTTTTTTAATATAATCTAACACAGAAGTGTCTGTCATAGATGCTACAAAAAATTTAGTTGTTGGATCTACTTTTTTAAATAGTTCTGTTCTAATAATACCATGAGTACTTTCTCCTGTGATAGGACGAGGATCTAACACAACACAACCCCAAGGTTTAATTCCATTTTCTAATAGAGTAGGATAAGAATGTTTAACACAAATAACTTTGGAATTAGGATTATCTTTTATAGTTTGCTTTAATTCTTTTATATTTAAATATGGACCACCTGATACTAAAATAGCTGTAGTGTTATGACCATTACATTTATCTATCCATTTATCTATATTTTTTATATTAGAAATAATATTATTCCTAATGTAATCTTTAGGGACACAGTCTCTAGGATTTACATGAATAGGTACTGATTGTACAGAGCTAGGTAAGTTAGGTAAAGAAAGGTCTGCTGTGCTAAAAACTAAATGTGTAAATCCACCTTCTGCTACTTTATCTGAAGAAGGTAAGACAACTGTTTTAGCTTTTTTATTTTCTATAAGTTTTGTAACTACTTTATTAACACCTTGATAAGCTTCTTTAGGCATTAGTTCTTCTTCATCTTTTCTAAAGAAGTGATCGAATATAATAATCTTAGACTTTTTTAATTTATTAAAATCATTTAATACAGTTTTATAACTATTACCTCCACCAATAAGAACTAAATCAGCAGTTGATTTTTTTAAACTAACTCTAGTATTCCCTTTCTTTATAGAAAAAGTAAACTCTTTATTTTTTTCTGCCATTTTATTTTTAAATTCTTGTAGTCTTTTTATTACAGCATTTTTAGTATTATGTGCTTTAACATTAAATTCTTCTATATCTGTTTCAGTAGTAGCTTCTTCAAATAAATCAAAGCCTTTGTAATTAAGTTTATCTTCAGTTTCAAAAACAGCTAAAGCCATTTCAATTATACGCCCACCATTCCACGTACCAGTTTCTATAATAGTCTTTGGTTTATAATGTCTAACAATATCTGCTAATTGTTTATATCGAGTAGGTATAATATCAGGTGTAACTTTATCTGTTAAATTTACTAATCGTTTACCACTTTCATCTCTAATATTTAAAATTTTATTATAATTATTTTTAAAATGTGTAATACTATCTAAAGCTTTTTCATTAATAATATGAGTTTTTAAACCATGTGTTTTATATAAGTTGATTAATCTTGTTAAAACAAAAGTGTCAGTCCACTCTCTATAATTTAAAACTTCACCAGAGACATAAGCTTTTTTTAAGTCAGCTAATAAATCTATACTTGGTTGATGATTTAAATTAAAAGCAAAGAAGTAAGGATCTGTTTCCATGTAAGCTATATCTGCTTTATCATCTAAGATAGATAGTACATATTCTTTAGTAAGTTTTTTATTTAAATAAATATCTGCATCAATCCATATTAACCAATCAGCTTTATCTTTATCTTCTATTAACTCTTTAGCTTTATCTGCTAAAGCAAATACTTTATGACTCCATTTAACAACATTTAAATTATCATTATAAGGTATTTGATTATCTTCTGTACCATTATGTTTTGCATAATCTTTTACAAATAGTTCATGCTCTTCATTGTTTTCTAATTGTTTATATGTAATATTAAGTGGTAAAGAATAAGAACCTAAATGACAATCATGAGAGTATGCTGTTAAGTTTATAGCTGGATCCCATTTATCTTTTACTAAACTTAAAAAATAAGGTGTTGCTTGTTTAAAAATATCTTCATTAAAAGATGTAACAAAATTAAGCTGAGTCATCCATGTCTCCGTAGTAACTTGTTAATGTAGCTATAGATTCATCTGCTGATGCAACATCATCTATTAATTTAATACAATCATCAACAAGTTGAGGATGTTCTCCAATCGCTACTGGGTTTTCAAAAGCTAAGTTTAATTGAAACAAAGCTTTACTTTTTTTAGCTTCATAATTATTATATAAAGCTTTATATAAATCTTTTTTTAGTGTCATATCATATAGTCCTCATTTTTAGTATATCCTTTTAATTGTAACCATTGTGCATCATTACTCCATTCAACTGCGTATTTACTATCTACTGGACCTCTTGGATTCCATTCTTTAAACCAAGGACCACCTGTAGTAAAGTGTACATTCTTTGCTTCAAGTTCAATAGGTGAATGACCATCTAACCAATTCCATTCTTCAGGAATTTTTCCTATGTCTGCTTCTTTATCTGGCAGCCAGCCAAAGCCATGTAACCATCTACCTGTTTGTGTATTAACAACTTTAGGTGTTAGTTGTTTGTTTAAGTCATGTGAACAATTAAACATCATAAGACTAGACCAGTTCTTTCTACGATAAGGTTGCTGTTCTTTACCATCCATTTTTGTAGTTTTTTCTGGCTCATACTTATGATGTACACACCATAAAGGGTAGTAATCCATATCACACATTTCAAATAAATCATTAACATCAGCACGTAAATACATATCTGAATCCATAAATAAAGCTTTACCTTCATATAAATTTAAAGCAGGTACTAAGAACCTACTAAAACTAAACTCAGTTGAAAAAGGTTTACCATCTATAATATCATAAGGCTGCCCATGTATTAGTTGAGACTTACGTGTATACATTCCTGTAAGTTCTAATAAATCTTTTCTTAATGGTACAACACGCACATGTTTACCTGATATTCTTTCTATAGTAAACTTTAAAACTTCATATGCCATATCTTCTTTAGGATCATATCCTATATAAACTGTATTCATTATTTCTCCGTATAAAATTACATTATAAGTAAAACATATTTTTGTTTAAAAGTCAAGTCTTTTATAACCTACCTACTCTATGATACAAAGATAATAGTTTTTCTTCTAATTCTTTATTAGGAGGAGATGCATATTTAATATAATATGCTATCACCTTTCTAATTAATTCAACATCAGCAGTAGCTATTGCAGGTTTACTTTCTTTCATTATATATCTACCAACTCACATACTCCTGCAGTACATGCAAGTTCTTGTGATCCTTTAGTGTTATCTTCTTTCTCAAAGTCTTTTAACTTAGCCCAGTTAATACTAGAAGGCATAGCTTTTACTAACTTTTTATAAGTATCCTCATCTATATCTTGATAAGGTGCTTGTTGATATGTATGATCAGAGAAAGGTAAGAAGGATACACCACTTAGATACTCAAAGTTTTCCCAACACCATGCACCTACTGGCACCCATTCTTCTTCTTTAACACTAATAGTTACAGAAGGTTTATGCTCACACCAATGCTTGGCATATGTTTTCCATATCTCTAACTGTTCTATAGCTGTCATATCTGTTCTACATACTGAACCTGAAGGAGCTTTCATAGGAAAAGAAAATACAGTAGTATGTTCTTTCTTCATTACATCAGGCTCATTAGGTATGCCACATGACTTCATAAACTCAGTCAATGGATCTTTATTGTCACCTCTTACTGTTCTAATGTAATAAGGATTATGTCTAGCATGTATACCACTAGCACTATCAACTAACTGACTCACAGTACCTGAAGGTTTTACACAAGTAATAGCTGTTGATTGATTGATGTTAAACTTCTCAGCATATTCTTTGTTACACTCTACTGCTACCTTTTTAAGTTTTTCTAATGTCTTAGCTAATCCTGTTTCTTTACCATTAAGTAATTCAGAATCCATAATACCAGTAAGAGACACACCAAGTAATCTTTCTTCTTCTGTATTATCTTGCCATACCTTTCTTAAATATCCAAAGTTAGTAAAGGTAGATTGTATAGTACCTAATAAGGTAGCTACTTTAATCTTTCTTGTAAGAGTATTAATAGTATCACCTGCACGCACTACTATTTCTGTTAGGTTACAAAATTGATTAGGTCTAAGAATAATTTCACTACAAGGATTAGTGCCAAAGTCCCAGTTAGATTCTCTTCTACCATTCTCAGCAGCTTTCTTTTGAGCAGATGCTCTACTAAAGATACCTCTCTCACCTGACTTACTTTCATACAAAGACAACCATTCCTTCATAAAGATACCTGGATCAGGCTTCTCTGTATAAGCAACAGAATTATTAGCTAATGCTCTCTCTGGATTAGTTGACCACCATTCACCTGTCTTAGCTGTACGTATACGTTGATCAGATAAGTTAGATAAAGATATAAGAGCTGACCTACGTACACCACCTACAACTACAACCTCACCTGTCTTACATACTATGTCATGACATTCCATAGAGGAAAGCTTTCTACCTCTTGCTTCTTTAAACTTAGTAATAGTAAAGTCAAATAAATCTACCAAAGGTTGAGGACCACTAGCTCTACCACCAAATGTTTTAAGTCTTTCACCTGCAGGTCTAACCTTAGATACATTTATTTTAGGTACTCTACCTGTATAAAGATAAGCTATCAAATCTCTAAAGGCTCTTGCCCATCCATCTTTAGAATCAGTAACAGAAACAACACTATCTATATAATCAAACTCTACATCAGGTACAGTAGGTAACTTATCAGCATACTGTCTTTCAACTGAAAAACCTACACCTGTACCATTCATAAGAATATATAATACTTCATCAAAAGATCTTGGACTATCAATAGGAATGTAAGAACAGTTGTAACCTGATACATGTTCTCTATCTAATGCTTTACCTGCAGTCATTAGAGCTCTCATACTTGGCATAACTTCAAGAGATAAAATAGATTCTTCTATTTCATTCCACTCTTTATCTGTAACTCCTCCTTCATAATTAATATCTATATGAGACTTAAAGAAAGACACAAGTCTTCCTACAGTTTCTCCCCATGTTTCTCTTCTACCTTCTTCTTCTAACCAACGTGAATACCTAGACATATGAATGAATGCTTGATACTCAGTAGGTAAATAATTACTTCCCATTAATGATGCCATTTAAAAATCCTTTTTATATTTTTTTTCTAATATTAACTCTGCATAATGTATTACTTTTTTAATATCTTCTATACCACCTTTAGCTTTGTGTCGAGTTATATACTTTACCACATTACCTTCTAAAAAGTCAAGATTATTTTCTACAATATAATCTACAGGTTGTATAGGACAATCTTTATAATGACTACCACCTATTTGTTTATCAGTAGCTTTTTCTTCTTTCATACGTCTATACATATAAGCTTCATGGCTTTCTCTTTTCATACCTCTATCTTCTTTTAAATCATTATCTGGTACTTTTGGATATACATAATCGGTCATTTTATTTCCTTTATTTTTTATTACTATCTAATAATTTATTAATTCTTTTTCTAGCAAATTTTATTTCTTTAGACTTTAAAACTTTGTATGCAAATGTTCTAACATAACTAGAATCTATACTAGCATTATCACATATATATTCAAAGTTATCACAAGTTACACCTACACTACAAAAAAACCATGCAGTTGCACGTTCTCTTGCATCCATTAATGTTTCACTTTCATTATTAGTTTTAGGTTTAGATGCATCTAACAATGCTTGTAAAATAACAGCTAAAAAAAGTAATTTTTCTTTAGAGCTTTTAGTCTGCGAGTTCGCTAGAAATTTTGTGTATAGTAGAGCTTCGTTTTCTTTCATTAGTCCAGTCTTTAGGTACACCTTCTTTTATAGAACAATATTTAAATTCATACTTATCACACCAACTTCCATTTGTCATCTTACCTTTTTTATAAAGTTTAGCTTTTGGATTAGTAAAAATAAATCTTATGTCTAGCCAAGGTTTTTGTTTACGAATAAATAAATGTTTCTTTCTATCTTCAATTTTAAATCTTCCTTTAACTTCTAAAATAATTCCATTCTTTAATAAGAAAAAGTCAGGTATATATTTTTTCTTTTCATACCATTCATAGTGTATCTTTCCTTGTTCATAAGTATAAGGAATATTTTTTTCTTCTAATATATTATAAATATCTTCTTCAGCTTTTGATCTAAACATTAGGCTCTTCTAAAACATCAGGTACCCTCGCAACTTTTGTAAGATATTGTATGCCTTTTGCATAATGGAAACCACGAAGTCCTTGACCACCATTAGTATCAGACCAACAATTATGCTTATGCGAACAATAAACGCAACCAATAGGAAGCTTATAATTCCCACTTGTACCATGGGGTATAGCACTATAACACCTACTAGGTGGTGTAGTTTTTTTAACGATTTTTTTAAGGTAGTTGACCCTATCTTCAGCATTGATCATCTCCATTTCATGTATTTTTAATAAAGTTAAGTGCCCACTTTGTTTATCTATAACAAAAAAAGCTGCTTCTTTATCTTGTTTATCTTCTGCATAAGCAGAGAGTTGCCCTATATAACCAAAAGGATCGTCTTCACTTAACCTACCACTAGCAAACTTTTTAAATGAATGACCAGACGCACTTTTAATATCAACTAACATACCATCTATACGACAATCTTGATGTCCTAATACTCCTGAAACATTAATTTCTTTTTGCTCTTCTGTAACTGTGTGACCAGCTAACTTTGTAAAAGCTAACAATAAACTTTCTAAGAAATGACCATAAAGAAACTTAATTCTTGTTGGAGAATCAAAATACTTTTCTTTTTTATTATCATCTTTTAAATCATACCAAAGTTGCCTATCAGGTTTACCTATAGCTGACAATCTTAAATTAGATCTTTTCTTAGGTTTATCAAATAAAGCTTCTTTTAAAATTCCTTTTACTTCAATAGCAAAAGTATCTAAAGTTTTTTCAATTTCTTTTTTACTTAAATTAGATTTATTACCTTCTTCAAATAAACTATAAATATCTTTTATTAATGTATTAATATTTTTCATATATATATAAAAATAAAGGGGCAGTTACCGATAAAACCACCCCTTTATTCCCTTTATCAAGTTAAGGGTTAAGCAAATGCTTCAGAAGGATTAGCTGATTCATCTGCGTATCCGTCAACTTCTTCGAACTCTTCTTCAACACCTGAACTAAATGGTATTAAGTTTGTTACTTGGATAGACTTCAGGTCTGCTGAAGTTCCTTTACGTCCTTTAAATTCCCAATCATAAGTGGAATAAAGAACATTGACATCTGACCCATTACCAATCATAGTATTAGTCATTTGCCTTTTCTTTGCATCTACTAAATCAGGAGTACGATTCATCTGACCATCTTTTCTACGTACTTTTCTTTTAATAGTTACAAAATCTCCACGATCATCACCTTTATTTTTGACAGTTAAACCATCATCTTTAAGCCGATCAATAGATTCTTTATCTAAATTACCTACATCAACTGTCCATACACCATCTACATCAAATGTAGTGTTTGGAGTTGCTATAGATGCCCAATAAGCTTTACCTGAAATTACCATACTTTACTTTCCTTTACTATTGAAATTAATAAACTCTCTCGAAAGAGAGGTTATTAATTGATTAATTTATATAAAATTATCTCATACTTTCAAAATATTGTCAACACTTTATTTTAATTAATGTGTACTTGCCCAAGTTTTTCCTGTTTTCCATTCACTATCTAGCTCACAATTAATTTTTAATGCTTGTTGTGTTTTCTTCATTGCTTCTTTAGTTATTTGTCCAAAGGTATTTATATCTTTATTATTAACTTCAAATTGGTATTCATCATGGATAGAAGCAACAAGCTTGACATCTATTCTTGTCATTTTAATTGAAGACATTATCTCAAGTAGCCAATGCTTGCAGACTACAGCTCCAGCACCTTGTATTAAAGTGTTAAGTGCACTATGTGCACTACGGATATGTAATAACCTTCCATCCAATCCTCGAATTATACCATTTTGTGATGCTTGTTGAACCTTAGTTTTTAAAGCATTCAAAGCTGGCATATTCGATAAAAATCTATCTATTAATTGTTGTCCTTTCTTAGCACCTCCTCCAACAATCTTACCTATTTTTGCAGCACCAGCTCCATAAAGAAAAGCATATATAAATGTCTTAGCTTGATCTCTATTAGTTAGTCCTGCCATTTCCATGTTAGCTGTATGTATATCTCCTGTCAATAACTCATTAGTAAATTTTGTATCATTCATATAATGAGCTAAACATCTAAGCTCTAACCCACTAGCATCAGTACCAACTAAAGAATATTTAGTTAAGTCTGAAACAGTCCAACAATCTCTACATTCTTTACCATAAGGTGAGTAAACTGCAGGTACTTGTGCCATATTAGGTGAGTTATGTGCCATACGTCCCGTAATAGTACGTAATGTCATTACTTTACCGTGTACTTTATTATCTTTATCACATAATTCAATCCATGATTTAATTTGTGCAACTCTTTTTTGCAATAATAAATACCTAGAAAACATTTTTGCTTCAGGCATTTTAATACTTTGTAATACTTCTTCACTAACAATAACATTTCCTTTATCTGTTTTAAGTTTAGGTTCCCAACCTTTTTCTATAAGTCTTTCAGCTATTTGTTTGCGACTTCCTATATTAAAAGGTATATATTTAACTTTAGTCTTTAATTGTATTTCCGTAGGTGGAAATAACTTTTGTGCTTCATCTACTAAATTATCTGCTTCGTCTTGTAATGTTGCCATTAACTCAGATGCTTTTCTTAAATTTAAAGTAAAACCATTTTCTTCTTGTTGATCTAAGATTACTCTTATTCTATTTTCTAGTATTACAGATTGCTTAGAAAAGTTTTTACTTTCTTTCTCTAAATACTTTGCAACTTTAAATGTTAGCTCTACGTCTTGTATACAATAAGTCAGCATATCAGGTGTGTAATAATTAAAACTTTCTACTTCTCCTTTTGTAAAGTTTAACTTTTCTCCCCATGCTCGCAAGCTATGTCCTTTATCTCTGCCTGGATTAAACAACTGTGACTCTAACAAAGTATCTCTTATTTGATTAGACTGTATAGATGAATTAGTAAACTTGTTTAATAATGGTGCATCAAAAGATAAACCATTATGCATTATAAAAGTGTCTATTAATTTAGACCACTCACCAAACTCTTTACATTCATCTTGTACCCACGTTTTTATTTTTCCTGTTGTATATTCTTTAGCTACAATACAATGTATTTCTGTAGCTTCATTCTTTAAACCATTCGTTTCTATATCAACTACTGCTATCGTCATCCTTACAATCCTTTTTTATATCAATTTTTTTATTCTCACCACCAAAAGATTCTTCTTCACCACACCAATTACATTCTTCTCCTTCACCTATTTCCATATCATCTTCTTCTACTTTGCAATAATGTTTCCACATGTTAATCATATTGAAAAACTCTCCCCACAACCACAACTAGCTGTTGCATTAGGATTAGTTATCCTAAGTGAAGAGCCAGCTATGTCAGTTATATAATCTATAATAGTATTTAATACACTTAATGTGGCTGTAGGATGAACATATAAAAAACCAGAGCTTAAATTAATTTTATCTCTTTCTTCTATATCTTCATCCTTGTTTATCAATTCCCAACTATATCTCAATCCAGCACAACCTCCTCCATCTACAGCTAACATAACACCTTCTACTTTTTTGTCAAGTATTAATTTTGTTAAATGTTTATCAGCTGCAGGAGTTATTTTTAATATATCAGTCATTATACTATTTCAAATTCATTAAGAGTAGAATCTAATTCAGGTTCTCTTTCTGTCATTCTACCTGTAGAGTTATCATACACTAAGTTAGTAGCAATACCTGTGTCACCTGTATATCTATTTTTAAGTATACGCACTACAGTTGTATTAGCTAAGATAGGATCAGTTGATTGTTGATTTCTTTCTAAAGCTATAACACAATCAGACAAGTGAGCTATAGATGCAGAACCTCTAAGATGTGACAAAGTAACTTCTCTACCATTCTCATGTCCTGTATCACCTGATGGTCTACGTAGATGTGATACTAATAGTAAGCCTACACCTGTCTGCTCTACTAAAGATCTTAGCTTAGTCATAAGAACATCAATAGATTTTCTTTCATCATCACCTTCTTGACCACTTACTAGAATAGATAAATGATCTAGTATAATCCATTTACAATCTAAAGCTTTAGCCATGTACTGTACTCTATTTAATATTTCATCATTATGTATAGAACCAAAGTGATCAAAAGCATAAAACCTTCCAGTACCTATAGTAGCTTGTTCCCACTCTTTTAATTTATCTTTATCAAATTGATCTCTAATTTCTTTAATATATAATCTTGCATCAGCCTCTACTGACATAATATTAAATGCAGTTTTCTTTATACTTTCTTCTAAAGCTAAGACACCTATATTATCATTTGTGCTTTTTAATATATGATGCATAAGCTCTCTAGTAATAGATGACTTACCCATACCAGCACCAGCTGTAAAAGTAACTAACTCTCCTGTACGCATACCATAAGTTTTATTGTTTAAACCATCCCAAGGGTACATACAAGTTTCACAATAGTCTTCTTCATATAAACTATTTTTAAGATTAGCTAAGTTGATTATGCCAGCAGGTGTGTATATTTCTGCGTCCCACCAAGCTTTACTAAACTCTACTCTTTTATTAGCAACAAGATATTCGTTAGCATCTTTTAAAGCTAAGTTAACTATTTTACATTTGTTAGGTTCAAAGAGTTGTGCTACTTTTGAAGCAGCTTTTTTACCAGCTTCATCATTATCAAAACAAATAACAATGTTATCAAATTTATTTAAGTATTCATAGGAAGCTTTGCAGTCTCTTACTGCACCAGCTGCACCAGTTTTAATAGATACAGCAGCCCATTTCTCACCCATCATTTGATAAATAGACATAGCATCTATCTCACCTTCTGTTAAGGTAACATACTTACCACCTGCAGGAAATAGATTTTGTCCAAACAAACCAGCATCTTTAATAGAACCTTCAGCCCAAAACTCTTTGTCATTAGTATTTCTGATTTTATTAGCTACGTGTGAATTATTAGAATCATAATATTTATATATATGTTTTGATATATTATAATTATTATCTTGATTAACTAATACATTGTATTTCTTAGCAGTTGATTCTTTTATTTTTCTATCAAAAATACTAGAGTAGATACCAGTACTAAAGTTAGTTTGTACTACACCTTGAATAGGTGCAGGTTTTGTATTATTAATTGTCATTTTATCGGTTCCTTCAGTAGCTTTATAAAATTCACAAGAAAAACAATATCCGTGTCCATCATCATATAATGTATAAGCATCACTTGATTCACAGTTAGGACAAGCTCCTTGTTTTGTCATTTTTGATTCGGTATTCATGTCGGTATCCTTTATTAATTTAATTCATTTAGTGTATCATCAAATAACTTATTCACCAAATCTTTTTTATCAGCCATAACTTCATTTACTTCTTTTTTAGCTAATGTTTTAGCTTCTACAGAATCATAACCTTCTTCTTTATATTCTCGAACTAAATCCCAGAACATTACATTACGTTCTTTTTCCCATAATTGCTTTGGCATTTTATTTCCTTTATTCTATTACAACATGTTTTACAAACCTTTTATTATGGTATAATTTAAGAGTTTTTCCATATTTTTTATATGTTACATCTTTAATCATAAACCAAAGACCTTCATGTGCTTCTATAAAAGCATCAATAGTATCATAAGTAGCGTCATTCATTTTCCTTTTCCTTATTTAAGTTTAATTTAAGTTGATTTTTATCTTCTTCAGTAGGCAACTCTGCCCACGGACCATTAGAAATTTTAGGATCAAATGGATTCAAATCTTTTTTTAAGTAATGAAGTTCATCTGTTAACTTAGCTATTCTAATATTTGCTTTAGTTAATTGTTCTTGTAAATCTCTAATATTTCTTCTTAATATTTTGTTTTCATTTAGCATTGACATTCCTTTTTTTAATGCATTCTTAATAAAACTATAGAAGAGTTAAGTAAATCTACTCTTTCTATATCTATATCTTTTAAAAAATCATAAGCTGCAGTAGAAGTTTTAAATTGAATTATATTTCTATCTTCACCTACTAGGAAATCAGGCATTATTTCAAACGGATCTTCTTGTGCAATTACATACATGATATATTCCTTTATGTTAAATAAAATTATTATAACATAAGAGTTAATGGGTAGCAACAGTTAATTACTACCCAATAATATATTTACTTTATTATTCTAATTGCATTGCTATGTTTATAATTAGGTTCATATGATTCTATTAATCTTTCTATAGCTTTATAATCAGATACATATTTTCTTCTTATACTGCTTACTACTTTGTTAACTACTTTAGTAAACGTATTAGAAACTTCTTTTACATCTCCTTGTAAACGAACCCACTCACCAGATACATCAGCTGGTTCTAAATGTTTTCTAAATCTTTCTAAAACTTTTCGTTCTACATAGTAAACCATACCTTGTAAAGGCACACTAGTAACATAAGATAATTTTTCTGGTGAATAAGATTGCATTTGGTAAACTCTATTGTTTACGTTATTGCTTACTCCAATCTTGTACCAACCTTGACTTCTTTTGACAAGATAAATATCTTTCTTCCATAAAGTTTTAGAACCATGTAATGAAATATCATTATATTTTTCTTTTGTTATTTTATTTTTTAAATCGGTAATCTTCATTTTGTTAATCCTTATTAGTTATTATTAAAAAAAAGAGAATATTTTTTCTCTCTCGACAGAGAGAAAAGATAGACTCTAACGTGCTTATCAGTAATCGTATTCGTATTAGTATTCGTATTAGTATATCAGTTCATATCAATGTCCTCTCTCTGGTTGTAAGTTATTATCTGACACATCATCAGACATATCTAAATGACTTCTTATTATTGACCATGCTAGTATTAGTTCCTCACGTTCTGTTCTGGTCTCTTCAATATCTTCACCACTATTCTTAGCATCTTGCTCACATATATTAATATAAGATTGTAAAGCAAAACCAACAGTTGTTATTGCATCATCTATCATTATACATTCTCCTCATTTAAATCTACTCTATCTATTATTTCGTCATTCATATCTAATTCGTCTGATTGATACCATTCTCCACTATAAAACTTTTCTTCTGCTTCTTTCTTATTATTTGCTTTTATTCTATATTCTGTCGTTACTGTGGCGACTGTCATTATGCTGTAATTATTCATTATAACCCCCTTTAATTGTTAAAATATTTTATATATTTATCTTGCCAATGCTTGCTTAACTTTGTCATGGAAATATAATCACATTGGTTTTCTTTAGCATCTTCTTTAACTTCTTCTAAATCTCCATAGACTAACCAAGCATGTTTAGAAAAGTCTATTGGTTCATTATTATTATTTACTAATACATAATCAGTTGCATATAGTTTACTCATTATACATTCTCCTTTGTTGAACATTCTGAACAGCAATCCACATCTACTATGTTATCCCATGCAAAATGATAATCATCAGTAGTAATTTCGTTTGTATTAAAAACTTCATTACATACATGACATTGTATTGTTTCTTCTTCTGTAATATTAATTATGTACTCACTCATTAT